AGCCGTTAGCCTTCAAATGGCGACGGTGTTGCTCCCGCGATTCAATCGTCCGACCGTCAATCATCGACTTGTATGGCTTAAATTCGGGCAGTAAGTAGTGAAAGCGGCCCTTTTCGTCCCGCTTCTTCTCTACAAACTCACCGTCTATGTACACATACGTTCGTTTCATAACAGCAACAATACGTCCTCGTCGTCCATTTCCTGATATTCGCGGTAGAGAGCCTCTACCCGCTCCACATCGCCTATCAGTTTGTTCCAATCTATCGTCGGTTCGGCAGTTTGGCGGATTGTCGGCTTGACGTAGGGCTTCACGATTTGCGCCGCTACGGTGGGGCGACCCTCAACCAACTGCTCGTAAACGTCAATCAGTTCGCGCTTTCGTCGCTCCCTCGCTTGCTTTTCTTCGTCCCACCGTTTTTGACGCTTTTTGCCTTTGTCGCCGTCGTGCGTGTCAACGATGATGCTCGGTGGCTGGATAACGGCGGTGAGCGTTCCGACTTCTCCTGTCGCGGAGACACCCACGATATTGTCGGTAATTCCGTCAATGACTGAACCGACATCTCCCGTAGCCGCTGCACCGAGGAGTGCCACGGTGATTTGGCGGTTGAGGTCGCCAACTTCGCTTTGCGCTTGGACACCATTCGCCGGGACGATAATGCTTTCGCTTTCGTCCCCAATGAGGCCTTGGGCGTATACACCCGAGAGGCTGATTTGGATGCTGTCGGCTGCGTCTCCGACGGCGGTTGTTGCGCCAACGCCGCTGATTGCGACGGTGACGGAATCGGCCACATTGCCAGTTGCACCAGTCGCAACTTCGCCCGCGAGAGCGTTTGAGCGAGAATGGCCGAGATTGCCAACGCCGCCTGTAGCCGACGTTGACGTAACCGGGAGGCTATCCCATTCGGCATCATCCCAAGTACCTGTGTTCCACGGCCCTTTCGCCACGGTTCATCACGCGATCCGTAGGAGGCCCGTAGAGGCATCGTTGGTCGGCATGGTAAGAATGAACGTGCCGCTCGTTACCGTCTGACTGCCGAAAGTGTAGACGGCTACGGCTTTGTCGCCTTGGCTGCTGTTGTAAATCAGCACCGCGTCAAAGGGCGTAGTAAGCGTGACGTTGGAATAGGTCAGCGAGGCAGAGGGAGTCCAGTACGCCGTCGTACCCGTTGACGTAGGTGCCGTCGCGTTGCTGACGGTGATACCGCCTGCGCTGTAGCCCGCGCCGCTGACTTCGCCGCTGACGCTATACGCAGTCGTTCCCGCGCCGAGCGTTGCGGTGTCCTCAAACAACGCAGCCTTAAACGTATCCTTTGCCGTACTGCCACGGGTCGGGGGCGTACCGATTGCGTGAACGCCGCCCAAGATTTCTACCTTGAACGAGGTACACATTGCCTGTGTGTTAGCCATTGATCTTCTCCAATTCTGGGAACAGGGTGGGAGTCTGCTTTAGGTGAACGTGAACCGATCTGTGGACAAGTTCATTCTCAAACCAATATTCCACCCATTTCGTGAATTCGTGGTCAGTCTCAACAGCACCTTCCCTTTTCGTCAGGTCGGCCTCGTCCATCTCACCACGGGTTGTCGTAATCGTCGCCATTACTGCGGCCTCATCTCGGGGGCAAACTCAAGGGTCTGCTGCACCGCTTCCACGCCCACCGCACGGCCATCGGGGCCACGGATGATGCGCTTCGGAGCGGTCAGCGTAGTGAGGGCAGAGCGGATGCCGTCCATGCCTTGCGTCTGCGCGTTGGCAAGGTTCTCGTAGAGTGCGCCGAGGCGATCCATCGCGGCCTTGACCTCTGCGCCCATGTCTTGCACCACCCGCTCGGTCGTGGCCTGTTGGGCTTCCAGCAACGGAATATCCAGACCGGGGTTGGCGGCAATGCGGGCGACCATGATCTTTGTGGCCGCGTCCAGTTCTGCCTTGAACCGCTCCATCTGCTCCTTTTGCGCGAGTTCTTGCGCCTTGATCTGCGCTTCAAACTGTTGCCGCTGCTGCTCCAACGCGGCCTCTTGCTGCAACTTGGCTTGCTCCAACTGCATCTGCGCTTGCATCTTGGCAGAGTCGGCTTGCATCTCCATCTGGCTCTTTTGCATATCCGCTTGCGCTTGCGCTTGCATCGCTTCGGCCTCCGGGTTGCCCTTCGGCTGCGCGGCAGATTGCTTCATCTGCTCCAAGGCTTGATCCAACGCACCCTCAAGCGGACGCGCCGTCTTGAACGCCTGTACGCCAAACTTGAGGAGGTCAACCATGACCGGCACCATCTCGGGGGCGTTTTGGCCCACCGGCAACGCTTGTTGAAGGAACCCGCCGAACGCTTGGATAAACTCCAGCCGGTCGCGCTTGTTCTGCATCTCGTCGATCTGTACGAGCGAGTCAGCGGCAATGTCGATGCGGAAGTTACGCAGCGGCTTGTTTTGGATCAGTTGCAGGGCTTGCGAAATGAGGGCTTGGTCGGCCTCGCTCATCTGCTGTGCAGCCGCGTACTCCAAGATGGTCTTGGGTTGGTACTTGGTACACATGATTTGCGCTTTGAGGCGAATCACCTCGGTCGCAAACAGGGCTACGTCCTCCTGCATAGAGCGGAGACGCAGACCCGCGTACTGCCCCTTTATCTGCTGCGCGGTCGCCGTCTCGCTGGCGGCAGACTGCCCGCGAATGATGTCGGCGATGCCTGTGATTTCGTAGATTTGATTCTTGATGTCGGCACGAGCCTGATAGCACTGGATGAGTGCAGCGGCGAGGGTGTCTAGCGGCAACAGGTCAATGCTGCCCTTCAGTCCACCCTTCTCGCTAAACGCTTGCCACTTGTCCACCGGGATAAGGGCGTTGTTGTCGCCCTCGGTCATTAGACGTTGCAGCGCGGGTTGGCTGCTGTCGTACACGCCACGGACGCGCAGAGCCTTCACCAAGCCGTCAATGCGGTCGGACAGGATGTCCAACTCCATCGCTTGATCTTGATACAGGACGAAATCGGGGACGGGTACGAGGTTGTCCGAGGTTGTGGTCGCGTAGAGCGGCTTCGGGCAGGGGAAGAACCCCTCAAGGCCAAGCGGGTCGTCGCGTACGTCGATGACTTGCGGCATCCCCTTGGTAAACCAGTAAACCTTCAGCGTCTCCTTGTCCCACAACTCGCATATCTTGGCGAGGTTGCTCTGACGCTTGCTGTCGCGGTAGGCGTTCAGTTGATCCGGGCCTTGGTCGGTCGGAATCTTGCGGGCCATCTCCTCGCCAAAGCGTTCAGCGAGGGCTTCGCGGGTCATGTAGACCCAACGCCACACCTGACCGACTTCTTCCCATGTACGGGCTTGCGAGTGTCCAAAGTCCTTCCAATGGACGTAATCCACGGGGGCGCATTCGTACTCAATCTGCTCAAGGTCAGGCGGTGCGCCTTCGCCACGCTCAATGTCCTCGGTGACCTGTAGCCCGTCGTCCTCTACGCCAATGGGACTAACGTGCGGCTCGTACCGCACCCATGCCACACCGCGACCGCCGAGGAACCGATCCTCCACGCAATACTTCATCGTTGCGCGAAAGTCGGGGTAATGCTCTATTTCAAAGTCTACGGCGCGTTCGATTAACTGCGCGGCTACGCGGCCCACTTGGTCGTTGTCGCCAAAGCGTCGGCTGATGTCGGCCTTCGGCAGTTTGGCGTAAACGGCAGGAATCAACGTCTGTACGTTTGACCACAGGATGTTGAACTTGGCCGTCTCGTTGCCCGACTGACCCCGCGTGTCGTCGCGGTAACGCTTGATGAGTTTCTTGACGCGGGCTTGCCACTTGGCAAACTCGTTGTCGTACTGCCCGATGACGCGCAAGTACTTGTCTAATTCTTGGCTAACGGGCTGTTCCATTAGTCTTTCCCTTTGTTACGGGCCGAGATAGCCGCCGCCTTGCTCTTTGCGTCCTCTTTGCTGGACGCGCCCCACGCTCGTAGCGCAAGGGCGAGGCGGGTCGGCTTGCCGTTCTTTTCCATCGGCCCCGGCATATTGCCCATGCGGGCAAGGAAACTAGCGCGGCGCGGATTGTCGCCCTTCTTGACGGGAGGCTTCAGCGCCCCGCCTGTCTCGGCTTTATAGGAAGCGCGGCCCTTTGCGTTCAGGCCGCCCTTTTCGTTCTTCCCTTCCTTCCGCTGCCACGCTGCGCTCATCGCTTGTTCTCGGGTTTAGCGGTCTTGGCGGCTTGCTTGAAGTCAGCGGCGGTTGGTCGCCCCGGTTCACCCGGACGTTTCATGCGCTCACCCGACCCCGCCTTGATCCTCTCCTGCTTGGCGAGGATGTTGGCGTAAAGTCCTGCTTTACGCATTACGGCGTAAAGAGGCCAACGGCAAGAACCGTGACCCCTGCTCCTGTCGTGATCTTCCACGGGCCGGTCGCGGCGG